GAACACTTCGTAGAGGTATTACTACTTCAACTCAAAAAGCTAGAATACAAAGTTTAGAAAGAAAAATTAGGGCGTTAATTGGTAGTAAAAAAGTTTTTAATGCTATATCAAAAGCTCAGTATTATGAATTAGAAAACTTAGCAACTGAAAGAATTGCTAACTATAAAAACGATAGAATAACAAAATCTAAGAAAAAAGAAGGATTAAAAACAAAGCCTAAAATAATTAAAACAAATGTTCCTGTTATATCAGAGGTAGCAAAAAAACGTATAAATGTAAAGCCTCAGTCTACTGTAACAACTTTAATAGATAGTTTAGGTGGTTTTACACAAAAAAAATCAACATCAACTGCTGTAGCACCGTATGATGCAATAAAAGCACAGAGTAATAAAGTTAATTTTAATTTACGAGGATACTCACTATTTGAAAATGTAGCATACAACGCAAAAATACATGGTGTATCTAATACTATTCAAGAATTAGATTTAGCTGTTAAAGAAGGAAAAATAGATGCTTCTGAAGCTGAAAATATTAAAAAAACTATTACTAAAACAAATATAAAGTCTAAATTAAATCAATTAGGTACAAATGACCAAGTAAGACAGTTTAATAAGCCTGCATACCAAAAAGCTTTTAAGACATTTTTAAACAGTAGCTACAATACTCTTACAAAAATGGGTAAAGTAGTAAATAAAGTTGCACCAAAAGTATTCGCTCCTATTGCTATTTTTGATATGAAAAAGCAATATGATGAAATTATGGAACAAAGTAAAAAACCAATTGAGCCTCTAACATATAAATCCGGAGGCAAAGTTAAAAGAAAACCTTACGCCATGGGAGGTAAAGTCTATGGCAATTCAGTACGAAAACCAAAATTTAAATAAGGAGGCACTATGCCAGATAATAACTATAACTATGGTAAAGACTATATAATGAGTTCTGATAAAATAAAAGCAGATAGACCAGATGCTCCATTAACTAGAATGAAACCAGATTTTACACCAGAAATAAAGCAACAAGGTAATTTAATTGAAGCTTCATCTCCTGCTAAATCTGCACCATTAGATAAATCAGTTTTAAACGCAGATAAACAAAAAGCATACTAATAAGGACTATTAATGGTCGATGATAAGCAAGGTACAGACCAAGCGTCAACTATGGAAGCAGATGAGCTTCCGGGTATTATAGGATATGTAACTCGTAAATACGAGGAATCAAAAACGTCTAGACAAACACATGAATCTAGGTGGTTACGAGCGTACAAAAACTATAGAGGTGTATACGATAGTACAACTCAATTTAGAGATAGTGAAAAAAGTAAAGTCTTTATAAAAATAACTAAGACAAAAGTTTTGGCCGCCTACGGTCAAATTGTTGACGTTCTTTTTGCTAACAAAAAATTTCCCATAACAGTTGAACCTACACCTGTACCAGAAGGTATAGCAGATGTTGTACATCAAGCAGTTCCGGGTGAAGAACAATTACAATCTCCTTTTGGATATGAAGGTGATGGTAGAGAATTACCTCCGGGTGCTACAGAAGCAACACCTAGCATGGATAAACTCGGTGGTTTAAAAGACCAGTATGAAGGTGCTAATTTAATAGAAGGAGCGGCTAGATTACCTAATCAACCACAAATATCTCCTGCTAAAAAAACAGCATTAAAGATGGAAAAAGTTATCCATGACCAATTATTAGATAACAATGCAATAAATACTCTACGTCATTCTATTTTTGAATCAGTTTTATTAGGTACAGGTATTGTTAAAGGGCCATTAAATTATAACAAAACAATTCATAAATGGACACAGGAAAAAGAGTATATTCCTTACGATAGACTTATACCAAAAATAGAAGCAGTATCTTGTTGGGATTTTTTTCCAGACCCTGCGTCTACAAGTTTATCTGATTGTGATTATGTAATCCAACGTCATAAATTTACTCGCTCACAAATGCGTGATTTAAAAAACATGCCTTTCTTTAATGAAGATGCAATAGAATCATGTTTAGCAATGGGTGGTAATTATACTACTGAATATTACGAAGATATTATTCAAACATATGATAAACAAAATTATGGGGAAGGTACAACTTCTGACAGATATGAAGTATTAGAATACTGGGGTGTGTTGGATAGACAACTACTAGAACAGGTAGGAGCAGATATACCTAATTCATTAGACCATTTAGACGAATTACAAGTTAATGTTTGGGTTGGTAATGCTCATGTTTTACGAGTAGCAATAAATCCATTTACACCACAAAGAATACCTTATCAAGCTTTACCATATGAAATAAATCCTTATCAATTATTTGGTGTAGGTGTACCAGAAAATATGGAAGACGCACAGCTTCTTATGAATGGTCATGTTAGAATGGCTATTGATAACTTAGCTTTAGCAGGTAATTTAGTTTTTGATGTTGATGAAGCATCATTAGTTCCGGGTCAAAATATGGATATATTTCCGGGAAAAATCTTTAGACGACAATCTGGTGTCACAGGAACCGCAATTAATGGATTAAAATTTCCTAATACTGCACCAGAAAATCTACAGATGTATATGCAAGCAAGACAACTTGCAGATGAAGAGACAGGTATACCTTCTGTTATGCATGGACAAACAGGTGTATCGGGAACAGGTAGAACATCATCTGGTCTTTCTATGTTATTAAGTGGGGCTAACCTATCTATAAAAACAGTTATGAAAAACATAGATGATTATTTGTTAAAACCATTAGGTGAAGCAATGTTTCAATGGAATATGCAATTCAATACGGATAACCCAGAAATTGTAGGAGACTTAGAAATTAAACCTAGAGGAGTGGCTAGTGTTATGCAAAAAGAAGTTAGGTCACAACGATTAACTTCATTATTACAAACTGTTGCTAACCCAATGTTAGCACCATTTATTAAAATTCCTAACCTAATAAGAGAGTTAGCTATAGCACAAGATATAGACCCTGAAACTTTAGTAAATGATATGGATGATGCGGCTATATTTGCCGAAATGTTAAAAGGATTAAATGCACAACAACAACAAGAAACTGAACAAGCTCAAGGCACTAGTCAACAATCCCCTATGGGAGCACCTCAAGGAGTATCTCCAAACGGAGCAGGAACAGACCCATCGGGCACTGGTGATGGAAACATCGGAACCGGAAATGTACCGCAAGCAGGGGAAAGCAATTTTACTGGGCCAATTAATTAAATTAAAAGATGATATAAATATAAAGGAATAATATGGCATTACCAAACGCAACTCAAATAAATCAATCTTATTTTATAGACCCTAATGAAGAATTATATAATATAGAAGGAAAAACTGGAGAAGTTGATGTTGAGGCGTTTGCAACTGATGAGGATGATAAAAAAAGTTCACTAAAAAGTACAGATTATATTCCTTCTGGTAGTGCTACAGTTGATTTAAGTGAAGAAGCACAAGTAAATAACTTGTTAAAATATGATGCTACTACAGGTGAAGCTTATGTGGATAACTTTGGTGATGCAGTAGATATTTACCAAGGTATAACAACTGATTTAAATTACATGAGAAATTATGATAGTAATAAATCTGCGTCTAGTGCTACTGGGAGTCCAAAAAGTTTTGATAATATTAACGCCGATAATTTTTTTGAAAAACCTGTAGGAAGTATACAAGGAACTGCTACTACTATAGCTAAAAAAATTGGTGGTCTTTACTCATTAGATAAAGGCCCAGAAGGTGCTTTTATAAGTGGTATGATAGGTGTTGCACTAGGTGGTGGATTCCCACTAGGTACAGCCGCAGTATGGATGGCTTATGGGTATCAACAAGAAAAAGATAAAAATGATTTTATTAAAAAATTATCTAATGGTGGAATAACACAATTATTAGCTGACCCTAATAAAGGTTATAAATATACAGGTAAAAATGATATGACCGCTTCTCAGTATATGAATCATATTTTATTTAATAGTTTTAATCCGGGGTACGATTTAAAAAAATATGCTGATATGGGAAAATCACCGCAAGAGGCATTAGCTAATTTTATGAATGTTGGTATTGACAATGGAGTGTTTAGTCAACAAAGTATTTTAAAAATGGGGTCAATGAGACACGAAATGCAACCCGGAAGTGATTCTTATATGAAAGCTTGGGCGGCAGAAAAAGCTTTAAAAGATAAAGGATGGACTGGTAAAGGTCGTCTATGGACTGACCCAGATGGTAATCAATGGTTAGATGGTAATCTATGGAAACCTATAAAAACACAAACTTCTGACACTAGCGGCACTGGCACTAGCGGCACCGACACTAGCGACTCTGGTTCTATGGCAAATATCGGTTCTAGTATTTCTAATGTAACTGGGGGTTCAGGTGGAATATCTTATGACCCGGGAACAGGTTATCAATTTAGTGGTCAACCTGTAGGAAATCCTGCAGGAGAACAAACTAATACTGGTTCTGGTTCTAGTAGTTCTGGTTCTAGTAGTTCTATTCCTAGTGGTAATACACCCGGTTTTTCTGGAAATCCAAATATAGACAGAAAACTAGGTGGTGTAGTTCGTTTACAACAAGGTGGTTCACCAGAAGAAGCTATGATGGCACAAATGCAAAATCAACAAGTAGAAGAAGCAGGAAACTTAGAAATGGTTAATGAACCTAATAAAGATATGAGTGGTGTTGCTGATGATGTTCCTAGACAATTAGAAGAAGGTGACTTTGTAATTAATGCACCTGCTGTTGAAATGGCAGGTAGAAGTGATGTAGAACGAATGGTTACAAAAGCTATTACTGAATTACAACGTAAAGGTGTTAAACTTGATTTTGGAACCACAACAGATGATATTGATTCTATGGTAGATGCTTTAGTTAGTAATGGTGAAATGATAATACCAAAAGTTTTAGCAGAACAAATTGGTTATGATAGATTAGAAAAAATAAATAATAGAGGTAAAGAACGAGTTGAGGCAAAAGAAAAAGAAAGACAACAAATACAACAAAACCCAACTCAACCAAATCCTCAAGGTATGATGTCAGTTGGTGGGCAAGTAAATTTAGATGAAAATAAAAATCAACCTATAGCCGTACCTCAAGAAAGTTTTGCAGGACAAAGTTCAGTAGGAAAAAAATTACTTTCTCCTATGTCTCCAGAAGCACAAGACGATGAAAAAGAATTAGCCAATAGGTCACAAAGTTTTGAAGGGTTTATGAAACCTGTTAAATTAGCTAGCGGTGATATGGTAAAAAATTCTTTTAGCAAGGATGAAATAGACAGATTAATATTTAAAGAAAGCTCTAACAGACCCGATATTATTGTAAAAAATGAAAAAGAACATAGTGTTGGTTTAATGCAAGTAGGTCAATTAGCACTTACTGATGTAAATAAAAAATATGGAACTAATTATACACTTGAACAATTAACAAACCCTAATATAAACAGAGAAGTTGGTACAAATTATTTAAATATGTTGCTTGAAAAATATGGAAACAAACAACTAGCATTAGCCGCATATAATTACGGTATGAAAAATGTAGGAAAAGACACAAATAATGATGTGAAAAATTTTAATAATTTACCAAAAAGTGTACAAGATTATGTAAAAAATATTTTAAATATTCAAGTAATAGAACAACCAAAAATTAACACAATAAATCCATCTGGCATAATGGGTAAATAAAAGTTTCCTAACGTAAAACTTAGGATTAGTACAAGGCTACTTATACAATCGGTATAACCCCTAATGTACTCAACAACCAAAAATGGCTACTCACAATATGTGACCCCATAGGAGGAAATAATGGCTCAAGCAAAAGCTAAAGAAGCAGAAATACAAGAAAAACAAGATGTGGTTGACGAACAGGCCCCAACAATGTATCAAAACCCTTATCGTAAGGATTTAGATAAAGAAGTTGAAGACCCTAGACAAGCTGTAGAGGACACCAAAGAAGAGGCGACTCCTCAACAAACAGGTTTTATTAACAATGAAACTCAACCAAACCATGATTACAAAAAAAGATATGACGACCTTAAATCGCACTACGATAGAAAGCAAAATGAAAATAGGCAGAAAATTGAAGAGCTAGAGGCTAAAGCTAGACTTGCTGAAAAAGATAAAGCAATGGCAGGATATACTCCGCCAAAGTCTGATAAAGACCTTGAACAATTTAAAAAGAAATATCCAGATGTGTATGATGTGGTAGAAACAATATCTCAAAAACAAGCATCAAAACAAGTAGAATATTTACAAGAAGAAGTAAAATCTCTTCGTAAGCGTGAAGAAGACTTAATTGTACAAAGTGCTTATAGAGAATTGGTGAATGCTCACCCAGACTTTATTGAATTAAAAGATTCACAAGAATTTATAGATTGGTTGAATACTCAACCTGCATCTATATCAGATGGTGTAACTAAAAATAGTAAAGATTCTAAGTGGGCAATTCGTGTTGTTGACTTGTACAAAGCGGATAATGGAGTAAGTAAGAGCAGACCAAGTTCGACTGCTAGTGCGGCTCAGAGTGTGACAAAGACAAAGGCCAAGTCTGTAAATGTTTCTGGCGACACTAATAAGAAAATTTGGAAACAGTCCGAAATTCAAAAAATGAGTGCAAGGACTTATGAAAAGTTCGAGAAGGAGATTGATATTGCCTTTAGAGAAGGGCGTGTTGATACTCGAGCTTAATAACTTAACCTTATAGGAGAATAATTATGGCGATAAGTGCATCAGCAGGTTATGACAACTTACCTTCGGGTAATTGGCTACCGGCGATATATTCGCAAAAAGTTCTCAAATATTTCCGTAGAAGCTCTGTTGTTGAGGGTATCACTAACACTGATTATGCGGGAGAGATTGAGAACTATGGCGACACCGTAAAAATTATCAAAGAACCGACAATTTCTGTCGCTTCTTACACAAAAGGTCAAACTACTAATTTACAAAATCTTGCTGACGACCAAGAAACTTTAGTCGTAGATACAGCTAACTATTTTGCAT